TTAGCTTGGTAGGACATAATCAGGTCTTTTACCTAATACAGGGGGCCAGAAAGAAAGAACATCATAAAATTGTGTGAGTATATCTAGCTTATTGAAGAGTGAATCCTCAGAGAGAAAGGGGGCTACCTGGTTTTGCTCATCAGTGGTAAGCTCTGTCAAAATTTCATTCTTTCTATTTGTTATTTGCTGTTTTCTTACATTTTTTAATTCTTGTAGATGAGCATTGCAAAAGGTGTCTACACCTGAATCATAAATTTCTTTTAAATATTCGTCGTTTGTAATAACACCACTCACAATTAGATTATCTATTATTTTTAAGCACATATCATTAAACGGTGCCATAGTAGTAAAAATGTCGCTATTGTCAATATAATCTGGAGAATATCTCAGAAACATCTTCATATCATTAATATTTTTGAGTATATTAGAATAATTTGCTGCTTGTATTTTCAAACTTAACGCTTCATATTGAAAGGTAGCAACATTTAATAGATTAACATCATCAATACTATTCTTCGTACTCTCGAATTGTTGAGCTAAGTCGCTTAGTTTTTCTGTTTTCTTATTTTCAAGATAATCTATCCATTTTTGCTTAATTTCATCCTTTTTGCTAGCAGTTATTGTTCTTAATTCATTAATTGATTTAAAATCATACCCTATCTTAACAAACAACGGCTTTAAATGTATTAATTCGTAAAATTCCTTAAATTCAGAGTTAAATTTTTCAAAATGATCACCATCGCAAGTAAGCTTAAAATAATATAATTCATCCTTTTCATCTAAAAGATAGTCAGAACTTACGCTAAACATCTTTGCATCATTAAAAAAATTAACGCTTTGATTTTTCTTTGCAAAATTGACTTTATTTTCTTTGAAAGCAGGTATGGTCTTTTTATTGACAATAATATCAATAATATTTTTTTGTAATTCAATAAGTGTGTTGTTGTTTGTTTCGTTTTCCCACTTGGGATTAAGAAACATTGGTGGTGCAATTTCAAAGGGCAGACCCGGTAAAGTAAATTCATTGACTTCACCGTTTTGAAAATCTATAGTTTCAATTTTATCATTTTTTAAATCGTAGAAATCCACCAAAAATTCACGATCTGAAGATATGTTATTAAGTAAATTAGAATTACCTCGGGTTAGTTCGACAATTCTTCTATTTCTAGTACCAACAAAATAATATTGATCCTTATTACGCGTAACTCCAAGAATTACTATTACTTTATTAAGGGCGGCTTCGTAAATGTTCATGGATATGTTGGGTTAGGAGATGCTTTAAACTCTGAGTTAGCTCCGCAGTTTAAGAAGTCACGTACAGCAATAGTATATGTACCGTTAGATACGGTATATGTTATTCTTGTACCGTTGTTAACAGTACAGACCGACCAGCTGCCTGTTGACGAACTGTAAACCGAATAAGGTGTATTTACGTTGATATATGCCTCGCTACCTGAACAATCAACCTGGAATTGACCTTGATTTGTAATATTGAGATTAATCTTTGTTACTGCTAGCGTTGGTCTACCGGAATATGCCTCGTAAAATTGTGAAAAACTATAAGGTCTCCAGGCAGCTTGCGGTCCTGTATACACCCAGCTAGATGAGCTCCTAGCTAATTGACCTGTGCTCTTATTAATAACCATATTAGGCATACAAACACCTAGATCCGCTCTAGCTGTTCCCGTTCGGGAAGTATCACCCATGTAGTCTAATGTTCTGCTGTCCAAGGAGGATGTTTGTGTACCCCTGCCCTTAAGGGTATTGATCTGTGATATACTTATCGCGCCTGAACTCTGAAGTTTGGCCATAAATTAACCTTTCAAATCTACTTTTTTCTGTAGTTCCTTTATTGCTTCGATAAGCAAAGGTATAATTTTGTCATATTTAACAGCAAGGTAACCATCATTCATCGTTGCTACAGCTTCAGGCAATATTTTCTCAATTTCTTGAGCTAAAACACCTACATCATGACCGGTTTTTAGAGCTTTTTCGTTCCAATCAAACGACACTCCAGAAATTTGATTAACTTTATCCAAAGCATTAGAAATACTTTTAACATTATCTTTCAATCTACTATCAGAATAAGCGGTGATATCACCAGTCGCATTAATAGCCCCGTTAACCTGTAAATTACCGTTAACAGTTAAACCTCCTACAGACAATGTACCAGTGACACTAAGATTTGAACCTACGTTAACGGAGCCACCAATACCAACACCACCTGTAACCACTAATGCACCGCTAGCCGTGCCTGAACTTGCAGTTGCGCTAGTGATACTAACTATACCGGAACTTGTAATACCTGTTGTATTAATACTGGCTGTATTAAGTGTGCTGCTAAAATAAGAAATACCGCCAACCCCTATACCACCAGTTACAATTAAAGCTCCTGTACTTGAACTGCTAGACGCTGTTGCATTGGAGAAACTAACTGTTCCAGAGGCATTGAGATTATTTGCAATACTAACTGTTCCGCCAACGCCTACACCACCGGTTACAACTAGGGCACCGCTGCTAGAATTAGCCGAAGCGGTACTATTAGTAATAGTTGTGATACCTGCAATTGTCGTGGTTTGTCCTATATTGACGGCTCCACCAATACCAACACCACCGGAGACAACTAACCCACCGCTTCCTACGCCAGTTGAAGCTGTTCCATTTGTAATGGTTGTAACACCAGCAACATTTAAAGTAGATCCGAGATTAACAGCACCCCCGATACCAGCACCACCAGCAACGATAAGTGCACCTGAGGTTGTATTCGATGATGCGGCACTACTATTAATAGTTAATATACCGTTAAATGCGCCGAAGCCACTTACATTAAGTGCACCACCGATACCAACACCACCTGTAACAACCAGTGCACCGTTACCTGTATTAGTTGAAACCGTATTGGCGGTGATAGAGACAATACCACCAACGTTAGTCGAGCCACCAATATTAACAGTACCCCCTATGCCAGCTCCCCCCGTAACAACCAGTGCACCGCTTGATGTACTACTAGATATAGCAGAGCTTGCAAGTGTAGTTATACCTGCAACTCTTAGAGTTGAATTAGTATAAACGGCTTTATTAATTCCAACACCGCCGGCAACGATTAGCGCACCATTATTATATGCTGAAGAATCTTGACTGCTAGAAATTTGCGTGATACCTGTAATTGTAGCAGTACTATTGACTGTAAGAGCTGCATTATTTATAGTAACTCCATTATTCGCTGTTACAAGACCGCTAATAGTTGCTGTAGATCCTACAGTTAATTCTGTACCAATATTAACTTTCTTAGATACACCGATACCGCCTTTAACAACTAATGCACCAACAGAATTAGTAATAGCATCAGTTGAATTATTAATGGTTGTTATTGGAGCAATTGTAACAGCTTTAGTATCATCGTTAACATATAAATTAGCTGTGTTTATGTTTACATCGTTATTAAATGTAGCGCCTTTAATGTTTATATCATAAAAAGAAGCACCACTAATTAATGCGTTCTTAAGTTGAAGTGGGTTTATGCTTGTAATAAAGCTTGCTCCGGAACGAACATCGGCAACTGTTGCGAAATTAACAGAAATAGTAGCTACGGCCATATAGCTTATTTATAGGCTCTATAATAGTTTTCTATATAGTTTATAGTACTTAATATTGTAAAATTTTAGTATGTTTTTTGATTCGTTCATTCTTTCATACTCATCAATATAATACACTTTAGGAATGCCCCATGTAGCTATTAATTTTGCACAGTATTCACAGGGAAATAATGTCACAGCAATTAAATTTGCCTGGTTTCTACCAAATAAACTAAGTAAATTCTGTTCGGCATGAATAACATAAGGACGACGAACGTCTCTATTTTGCCAAAATTTCTTATTAACGGTTTTATTGGATACTAATCCATTATAAGATACCCCTAGAACTCTATTATCGAGTCCTAGTGCACAGGCGCCAACTTTCCTATACGGGTCCTCACTCCTTTTTGACGCTTCTATGGCTAATGCCATTGCATGCTCAGGCCAACTACGTCTTTTGTGATTTAATGCATTTAGTAATTTCATCTTCCATGTAGGGAACATTTATAATTTCCCAAGAACCATTTAAATTATTATAATTCTCTGGCGCTTCTCTCGAAAACCATAAAATTTTTAATCTTAAAGGTTCGAGGCCTGTCATTTCCTTGTAAAGAAAGGCATACATACTTAATTGAAGCGCGTACACAAAATATTCACAGTTTGGATATTTAAATAGCGGACCGAGCAGTGTTTCTTTATATACAGACCAGTGATTTAATTTCTTATTTGTTTTAAAATCATATATATTAAACGTTTTTTTATCGCTATTATGTACAATAACGTCGGATGTGCCTGCAATTTTTAATTGCTTGCTGTAGACCAGTTTTTCAAATACCGTATTTTTTTTATTAAATGTTAAGTTTAGTTTTTTAAAACTATCAATAACTTTGGAAAATTTATCATCACTTACCTTACCAGTTGAATTATAGATTTCTAGAACTTTATGCACCTTAGTACCAAATTCAGCGCTATCATCTCTTTTCCCCTTCCATACTTCAAGAATTAATTCTACTGGAACTCCTTCCCTATCTGCAACTCGTCTTGCTACAGCAGTCTCATCAAAATATGGTTTGAATTTTTCTATCCATCTAGTTACACTAGTATAAAGGAATTTATCCTCTGGATCTGTGTATGTATGCTTTTCAGCATTAAAAATTGGAGCAACAGTATCAGCCACTCTGAATTATATTATATAATAAAAAAAATCAACTCTTTGTGAACACACAAGTAATAGATTTTGGCATTTCAGTAACGTGAACTAATTTATATTTTCTTTTTTCCATACCTTTAATTAACGCTGCAAACCATTCATGATCGATATTAACCAATATACTATGTCTATTAAAGTCCTCGTAAACGTGAGAACTAAATTCTTCACAAAAAAATTTACCAGATGACTGTGTAAACTTCACACATATATTTATTCTTCCTCGTCATCATCAAAATTATTTTCATCGAAAGGATTTTTTATATCAAAGGGAATACCTTCGTTTGTACAGGCTCTCCATAAAGATTTAGAAATAAAATCAAATTGGTCTGAAGTCAAGTACAAAATACCAGAATCTTTTTCATCAATAATTATTTTTATGTGGTTACAACCCGAACTAGTTTGGTCCACAACAATAAGAGAGACGCTATTCATTAATCAATCACTGAAGGTAGCTAAATTGCATTGTATGTTTATTATTTATTCGAAAATAAAGCCTTTTTCTATGTTATAGACTTCGTTACCGCGATTATCCTTGATAGTAGGAATGAATTCTTTTATTTCATTATAATAGCTGCATGCCTCTTTGTGGGCAAGCCAGGTGTCCTCAGCAGATACTTTTATTGTCCTAGACTTATCTAGGCTTCCATGGTTTTTTATTATTGCGGTGAACGTTTCCATACCTTATATTATATATATGCAATAATTTGTTCAAGTAATTTTTTTACTAAAAAAAGTATTTGATTTGTTTTTGTTACTCCTGTATACTGTGCTATAGTGAAGAATATTCTTATTATTAATGGTGCGCTAGGCGGCAGAACCGGTAACACTTCTATGTTGCTACGAAAAATTAAAAAAATGATACTGAAACATCATGATAATGTTAAGGTTAGAATTATTCACCTACACCCTTCATTTTGTTGGAATACTGTAAAAAGATGTATCAAGAGAACTGATGGCCTTATTTTTGCAACAGGAACATATTGGGATAGTTGGGGGTCATCTATGCAGCAATTATTTGAAAAAATGACTGTTTTAGAAGGCTCAAAATATTTAGTTGGTAAACCTGCCTGTGCCATAACAACAATGCACTCTGTTGGCGGTAAAGAAGTATGTTCAAGGATTATTGGTAATTTAGTCAGTCTTGGCTGTATGATACCTCCTTTTGCAGGGTTTGCCTATTCCTATGCAGATCATGTTGCTCATAAAACTAGAACATCTGGTAGAAAGCTTTTAGATGATGTATGGCACATACAAGACCTACAGAGCTTACTAAATAATCTTATAAAGGCAGCTAGTATGGAAACTAAGCCTGAATATGAAGTATGGGATTTTCTGGATACAACTGCATACGACCCTACCACTGTATGGCTTAAATGAAGATTGTTTTTTCTAGAAAAAGTTTAGACTGGTTAAAAAAAAATAAAATTAATTCAGATAAATTATTTTTGTTGATTTTAAGATTGTGTAGTGAGGCAGGTAAATTGCCAAATAAAACATTAAGATTGAATATAATGCCTAGAGCTATTCATAGTTATTTTGATTTTTACACTAATACTTTATGTGTAGCCGTTCAGAGTAAAGCTTTAGAAAAAAGATATATAAAACTAAGCAGAGTATTGCGTAACATGTTGCATGAATTGAGACATTTTATACAATATAGAATTATTAAAAAACCTTTTAAGCTCTCATATACATATAGGGATGCAGAATTAATAAATTCGAAATATTGGAATGATCCTGACGAAATAGATGCAAGAAAATACGAAAAGAAAAAATTAAAATTTTGCTATAATCTCTTGATTAAGCAGTAGGTTGCCCAGTTGCTGGTGCAGCTCCAGCTGCTGCTTCAGACCCGGGCGCGGTAGGCTCTCCTGCAGGTGCACCTGCTTCAGACGCTCCGCCAGCTGCAGGAGCTGGTCCAAAAGCAGGAGGCATTGCCGGTCCGCTGCCTCCGCCGCTTCCACCGGTAGCAAGCTCACCGCCTTGTGCTGGAGCGGCTCCTGCTTGAAGATTTTCACGCCAGTTAGGTCCACCACTCTTGATTTGCTCAAGCTCCCACAAAAATCCAATATCTTTTCGCATAAACTCTCTATTAGCCATTACCTCTATATCACTTCATCCCATATATTTTTTTAGCGCGTACGTCTTACTCACAGCATCGGACTGAGTAATATTGTTGTATGAGGTTGTCTTTAGTTCTTGTTTTTGAGCCTCTCTCATTTCAAAGAAGTTAACCGGTACATTAAATTCTATATCAATATTATTTTCCTTTAAATCATATTTCTCCCATAGCTTACGAAGCCTAAGATGTGTAATAAAACCATTCTTCAGTCCCTCTGCAAATTGTTGTTGCATACGTACAACAAATTTGGCAAATTTTAATTCTTCGCGCAAGATATTCATGTCATCTTTATATGCGTCTTCTACATTAAGTCTTGAAACAGGTACTTTTAAACTCTTATAAAGTTTCTTAAGAAAATATTCTAAGTCCTCTAGTTTTCCTAAATTTTCACCGCCTGCCAATCTATCTATCTTTGTTCCTTCGCTCCCGGCACGCTTTGCAAACCAGAAATTATCTAAAATAGATTGTGGATTAAATTTTTTGACTGCGTTACCGCCTTGAGCATTATCATAAGTTTTTGACGACCAGTATTGGTTCATTAGTTTCTTTAAATATGCTTCTGCCTTAGGGGGAGGCATATTACCCACATCCACATTAAAAACTAAACGCTCTGGTGCTCTGGCCAGTCTATAAATTACTATCGAATCTTCAATAAGACTTAACTGTCTGTAAGCACGGCGTGCGTTTTCAATGAACGGTAATCTTATTGTTTTGTTTTCATTCCAAACACCAGAATTAATATAGGTAACTTGATTTTTATCTAAAGGAACAAGATCATAGTCTAGTATTTTTGTAGGGTTGTTTTTGTCAAAGATCGGCTTTCTCAATAAATATCCTTTAATCATTAAATTCTGTACATTACCGAAAATAGGATCGATAAATTCGGTAGGAATAACCATAGTACCGAGAATACCCTCTTCCTCGTACTGCTTGTGAATTATATGTTCAAAATAAACTTCACCATCGACTAGTAAATTGCGAAAATACTCCCAGCCTTTATTTTGCAAGTCAAAATAATTAATATATTTTTGAAATTCCTTTTCTAGTGATGCAGCATCTTCTTCCTCTAATTCAATATCAGGTGTTTTTAGGTATGCTACTTTTCCGTTTTTATCTCTATTAACAACCTCATCACATATTTCATCTAATGCATCTGCAACCTCAGAAAATGCAGCTATTACTCTATAATCCCTGAGTCTGGTAATTTTATCATGCTGAATATTAGCATACATGTATTGAGTGAAATTATTATCTAGCCCAATAATACCCGCAGGATCTATATTATTAAATTCAGTATTAGAGCTAATACTTTGACGCGCTAAAGCTTCAGTACGCTTACTGCCAGTGTCTTGAAAGACTTTATACTTAGGATTAAGCTTATTAAGCGAATCTACGACAGTGTAGCTCTGGTAGGGCAATCGAGAATTAATATAATTCATTAGCGATTTGCCAAATGTACCATCTCGACCACTACTAGCATTATCAAATTCAGACATATATACCGTTTATTTATTAAAAAAAAATTAAGTTTCAATTAAAAATATACAGTTGATTTTTTGAATTTTTTCATTAAAATGTATTGTGGTTATAAAGTACGGTTCTAATATATGAGAAAAAAGCGAAGATTGTACATGCGAGAAAATTTTTTGATTAGGTTTTTGTGCCCAAAATTATTAATTTTAAATTTGAATAAGAAGGAGGGTCTTTTCGAATGTGGTGTTTATCTTTCAAACATAGATACCGGTATAAGTTTTTGTATATACGATTTTGGTCGTGAATTTAAATTAAGTATTTTAGGATTTGGTTTATATATATGGTGGCTTCCTTAAGTTAAGGTATATAATCATCTTATGATTCTAACAGATATTAAAATTTATGATGGTGTTCTCTTGCATAAGAGATTTGCTTACAAGTATTTCCGAAATAAGTGTTTGCCAATTGGTAATATTATCTCCTTTAGAGCCCCGGCAAAGGTTGAAACAGAAGGGTTAATTGACCAGGAAGATTCGCTGAATAAGGATTTTATATATAGTGAAGATATGATTCATTTTCTATATGAGATTCCTCTTATAACTGAAGGTTTTGGCGCTATCAGCTATCAGAGAATGTTTAATTCGATTATTGCCAATATTCTTAACAAATACATTGACGCGCCTATTGAAGTTGATGGTGATGATTTAATGGTTAATAAAGAGTTTACGCAAGGTGGTGTTACACAACAAAAGGGCAAGTGCAGTGTAAGTATTGTCCACGTAAAGGATAGTGCAGCCTTAGGACATACTGGTATCAACGTAACTGCTGGTAAACATGCTCCTGCTTTTGCATATAGTACAAAATTAACTGATATTGAATGTCAGAATTTTATGTCAGATGTTATTAACGCCTTTTATCAAATTAACGATGATATTTTTATCGCCTCGACAAAGATTATCTCACATTGAATATATTTGATATTATTGATGGTGTTGCTTTTAGTAAGAAAGAAAACTTAGTACAACAGGCAGAAGAAAAGAACAACTATCAACCGTATCTGATAAATCGATGGATATCTATGCTTGATAGTAGTGCAGCTAAAATTGTTAATGATACACTCAATAGATATGGACACGTCTTTAATGCTGACGACCAATATACGTTTTTATTAAAAGTATTGCCAAGATATAAAAAGCAAAGAATCAATTACATTAAAAGGCCCTCAAAAGAGAAAGCTTGATTTTTAAGGGTTTTCACTAAATCTTATTATGGCAAAAGCAAACGTAGATAAATTACCGACACAAAAAAGTCTTATTGATTTAAGCTCCCATTCTAAAAATACTTTTAATAGTGTTTTTATGGGGTATAACCTCTGCCAAGTACTCGATGATATTATACTAGCGGAGTTTGCTGATGATGGTGGTAGTTCAAACACTATAGTACGTAATGGTATTTTAGTTCCAGTAAATGCAGAAACGAATGCATGGAGAATTGGAAAAGTAATTATTTGTGGTGATACCTGTAAGCTTGTTAAGTCTGGTGATTATATTTGTTTCCCTAACAATCTAGGTGTTCCAATTTCAAACATAGAGGTCGAAAACCATGGTACGGTTAGATATGGTATTTTTTTAAACGAACAAAGAATATTCGGTACTGTAAAACCGAGAAACCAAAATGATAGTATCGATACTAAGTCTAAGACCAGTTCTACAAAACGCAGCGTGTGAGATTAGGTTCACTCGCAGGAGACCAGTGCCCGGTCGATCTATGTTTCGTAGAATGCTGTGTACAAATTCCAATACAATACTGAATAGTATTGATGGTAGAATAACTCTTAATTATAGACCGTCTTCTAGAAGCCCGAAGTATGACCCGAATCAAAAAAATCTTATTATTGCCTGGGATATTTTTATGCAAGATTATAGATGTATAAATTGTGATAATTGTGATTTAATTACAACTATACCTGCAGGCGAAGCATTTTGGAAATATTTTAAAGAAAATATAATGAAATTATCTTTACAACAAAAAATGGCATTTATGGATTCATGAAAATAGAATCTTTAGAAAAAAATATTAATAAATTTTTGCAACAGAAAATTAATATTTCTGTTAATAACAAATTTACCAAGTCAGGTAAATTAATATTATTTTGTATTAAAGATTTTTATCTCGTCTTTACAATTTTAATACAACAAACTAAGAAAGTAGTCGAGATACCCTACCCCTTTGATTACGAAATAATAGATAATAAAATTATTTTAAGCTATATGGTTGAAAAGTTTTGCTCCAATATATATGAAGTACAAAACCATGTAAAGCTATTAACCCCCAGAAAGCCTAATAAATTTTTTAATGTGTATGCTGAAATTTCAGTAGTAGAAGATGTATAATAAGCATATATAATAATCTAATGATTAATTGTGAGATAAAACTTGATAAAGACAAAGTGTCTAATAAAGTGTATTTTGACAAGAAGATTAAGCAGTTTACTAATATGGTAAAGAAATGTGGTGTTTTGGACGAACTTCGTTTGCGTAAGACTTTTATGAAACCTTCAACGCGAAAAAAGCTTTCAAAACAAATTTCAGCTCAAAAGTGGAAATACTACTTATAATATTCACCTAAATAATAGGTGAAACAGTATAGTTACTATTTTGAAGTAAAAGACTTAATACTTCAGTTTCTCGCTGCCTTTGATAATGTTCTAATCAAGAGATATGATAAAAATAGGGTAGCACAGGCTACCCAAGAAGTAAGATATATTTACGCTCCTAAAGAAAGAGTTTTATTTGATCTTGTCAACCCTGGTCAAAATGTTACTCTACCTGTTGTGAGTATTACAATAGGAAGTATTTCTAGAGATAATAATAGAGTTTTTAATAAGAATGCTGGCTTCTATGCCCACGGTAGTTCAAACGGTCGCGATAACACGGCTCAATCGTTCTATTACAAAACACCAAATCCCATAAACATAGTTGTAAATATGAGTATTATTGCCAGATATCAATCTGATATGGATCAGATTTTAAGTAATTTTATACCATTTAGTAATCCTTATATTATATTAAGTTGGACTATTCCTAAAATTTTCAATCTACCCTATACACAGGAAATAAGAACTGAAATTCTTTGGAGCGGACAAGTAAATCTTGAATATCCAAAGGATATAAATGGGCAAACAAAAGCTTTGATTGTTGCGAACACTGGATTCACAATAAAAGGCTGGTTGTTTCCTGATCCCCAAGATCCAGTTAAGAATATTTTCCGTATTGATACCAGCATGACTGCAGTAAGTTCCGGTACATCTCTTGCATATGGATCCTATAGTACATTAAAATCACAAGTTGTTACATTACAAGATTCTCTATCTAGCGCTTACAATACAGATCAATTTTCTATTTCCGGTTACCCCGTCATAACAGGTGTTGAATTATATACACAACCATGAAGTCAAATTTAGCAACTTTTGTTGTCCCTGTAAGTACAGGAGGTAAAATTATTACCTTGAGAGGTAATATGTTTAATTATAGAACATCGTCAGGTCTATTTTTAAGTTCTAATAAATTTGATGGAAGAGAAAGTTACTATGATCTATATAGCGATGTAAAAAGCGTTAGTGCAAACAATAGACCTTTTAGTGCCTACCCTGTAGATGAATTTAACGTTTACAACAACCATACCCTATCCTTTAAATTGTCTTCCTTCAATAAACCGCAAAATATTGATATTATTTTTGCAAATCCTGCCGGTTATAATTTGGCTTCAAGCGGTAAAAAATTTACTTTTATACAAATAATTAGTGGAAAGTAATGATATGGATATTATATATAATATATGAGCGAAATTAATAACGAAGAGAAGCTTCTAGAGGTTAAGACAAAGATTGAGCAGCTCTTAACCGAATATAGCGCCGCCTTAGTACCTATCACACTAATTAGTGGTGATAAAGTACTTAGCAGAGTGGATATCGTCGCTGTAAATAAAGAAGCTAAGGCAGAATAATACATAGTATTCCCAGGCATAGAAACTAAATATTTCTATGCCTTTTCGGTCTTTTAATGAGTTTGCAGCTCTAGAGCCAATACCTACAGATTATCTTGTTGGCTTTAGACCCCTAGCAGGTGAATTTAAGGTAGACTTCTACACTCTATCAAGAATTATTTCTGGCGGTTTAACCTTATCACCCAATGTTTTATATGTAAGTTTGAGCGGTAGTGATACTGCCTATAGAGGTATTGCTGAAAACGAAGCTTTCAGAACAATTAAAAGAGCTTGTTTTGAAGCTGCAAAAAGCCCCGCTAACAAATATACTGTCTTTATAAGATCAGGTGATTATTATGAAGAAAATCCTGTTTATGTTCCGCCAAATACATCATTAATAGGCGATAACTTAAGACGAGTTAATATTTATCCAAACAACCCTACGTATGATATTTTTTGGGTAAGTAATGCTGATTATATATACGGCTTTACTTTTAGAGGTCATTTATATCCGTCTGCTGCCGTTGCTTTTCCACAGCGCGACGTAACAAAGCCTGATTATAGAAAAGCCTTTTTTACGCCCGGTCTTTCTGCTACTCAACCTTCAGAAGCTCAAAGGTATGTTGTAACAAGCCCCTACATACAGGGAAGTAGCTCTATCGCTAGATCAACATCTACCGGTGCTAATAACGCGGGCGCAGGCTGTAGAATAGATGGTAGCTTGGTGAATGGGTATTTACGTAGTATGGTTATGGATTCTTATACTCAATTTAATGAAGGAGGTATAGGTGTACATATTATTAATAATGGATATGCTCAATTAGTCAGTACATTTACAATTTGCTGTACACACGGTGTATTATGTGAGTCCGGCGGTGGCTGCGATATTAACACATCTAACTGTTCATTTGGTAATTACGGGCTTGTATCTAAGGGCAAATCTCCTATGTTTGTTTTATCAGGTAGATTGCTTAACCCTGCAATAGCTGGAAATGATAGTATTACAATAAATCAAGCAGTATCAACAAACCTTGCAATCTCTCCTGCATTAGGCTTAATATTTTCATTAAGTGGAGATACAACCAATACCCTTTATCTTGTAGGCTCTGCTGTCAAAACCGGTACTAACTTGTATAATATCTATATAGACCCGCCTACTACATTGAATAGATCGTTTGAAGCAGGCCGTGTAGTATATTTTTATATAAGAAGTAATATTCTAGCCAGTGCAATTACTTTTGAATATATTGGAACTGGTACAGATTTAACAAAGTCATTACCTATTTTAGGTGGACAAACAAACGTGGATAACGAGGTAGTCCAGGAATACCCCGGTGTTGTGTTTTATACAGCAACAAATCAGAGTGGAGACTTTAAAATTGGAAGCGGATTAACAATTAGACAGGCAACTGGAACTATTGAAGGTCAGACCTTTCAAAGATCTATATTTTCTCTAGTAACACCATTTACCCTTGCAATAGAGTAATAAATAATATATGGCAAACGTCCCTTTAAATTTATTTAGAAATCTTACGTTACCGCTGTCTGCTACGTATGACCCTACTCCAGTAATATATACATCACCAACTACAAGAGCCTCGATTATTCTAAATGCACAAGCAGCAAATATCACAGGTAATTTTCAAACCGTTACAATGGCAGTTTCTAGTAAAGCTAATTCCGCAAGAGTATTTTTACTAAGCGGATTTGCAATACCTCCAAACGATACAGCTAATTTAATACTTGGTAAAATTGTTCTGGTTGATGGAGATAGATTAATTGGATGGTGCAGTAATGATAATTCAATTCATCTTGTAGTATCTATATTGGAAACAATTAATACAGAGGCATAATAATGAATCCTTTACGAACAGGATTTATAAGTGAGAGAATAAAAGTCACACCGCCATTGAGCGCTGACCCTCTCAGATATCAATATTTAAATCTAAAAAACGCTGAACCTAATTTAGGTGCGCCAAGTCTACCTGCTCTTCCTTCATTTAACGATTTTATTCTCATTTCTACCCCTACAGGAAATAGAGCATTTAAAACAACAGAATATTGGGATAGTACTTACTCAACGTTCAAAACACAAAGCGGTACCTTTCTCACAAAAGATTCTGCTGACTTAAGATACTATCAACTCACGGGCGGTCAAATTATTGGAAATGTATATGTACAAGGCAATATAGTTGCTACCGGCGGTGTATCCGCTTTGAGTGCTACTTATGTTATTAATGCTGTTACATCGTTTTCTGCATTGAGTGTTTTTTCTTATGGGTATGAACCAGCTCTACTAGTTGGTTCACAAGGTGGTCAGTTCGACATTGCAAGGTTTGTTGACTCTGATAGCATGTTTCCGGTTTTTAGTATTAAAGATACTAACAAGTATAATACTGGTCGTGGAAGAGTTGGAGTTAACACAGTTAACCCTACAGTTGATTTCACGGTACAGGGAGCAATTTCTTCTTCTGATTCAATTTACTTTGGTAGATACAACACACTTCAATTAATTGATTTACTTAACATTACACAAAATAATTCTGGTGGTTGGGAAAGTACTGAATCGACTGTTTACAGTTTATCTAATGACTGGGCTTCATCTAATATTATACCTATTGCTACAAGATATCTTTCCTCCTACCCTGTCACTTTAAACAAAGTTACTATTACTAATAGCTTAAGTGTAAGAGGCGGCTTATCTGCTGATATGATTTATGGTGTATTTCAAAGTAATAAAATACAAAGATTTGCAGGTAACGGTGTCACCGTAACCTGGCAGCTTGAAAATAATATATCTAGTCAAAACGATATATTAGTTTATGTAGGTGGTATCTACCAGGATAAGGTAACATATTCTGTTAACCCTGGCCCGCCCTCATCTATTACGTTTACTGAAGCGCCACCTCTACCTTCAGATTATGTTTACGGATTAGATAATAAAAACGTAGAAATTGTATATCTTAATGCAAATCCATTTCCCATTGGTCAAGTCGGCGACGGTACTGTAACTGAAAGTAAGATAGGCGATAGAGCTGTAACATCAAATAAATTAGGCTCTAATTTAACACTTGTAGGTAACTTATCAGTAACCGGTACCCTGTCTGCTGCTGGGTACGTTTTAACAAATTCATTTATTCCCTATCAAACATTTGATGTTCTTCCTAATCAAACCATATTCACACTACTTTGTGCTGTAGCCACTAAAAACGATATAAGTGTTTATGTTTCTGGAATTTATCAAAACAAAGATAATTGGGATTTATTAGATAGATATAATGTTCAGCTTACAACACCGCCACCTGTTGGGTTTAGTGTTGTTGAAATTACATACAACAGACCTTTTCCGTCCTCCTCTATGTATCCTACAGTTAATTCTGTTTTGACCGATTCAATTAATAACGGTGCAGTTACATCGCCTAAATTAAATAGCAATATAAAGATAACAAACCTAACAGTTTCTAACACATTAAGCTGCAAATCGCTACAACAAAGTATGTTTCAAACAGCATTGATTTTTAGCTAATGAGAGGGATATTTACAGGATAAATATAAATAAAGAGTGAAAACCATATTAACAACAACTTCAGCATCAGTGGTTTTTACACCAGGGGCCACAAGTTTAGGTAAGCTTAATTTCTCAAACTATACAGCAACACCGTTCATTTTCAACAGGTTAATGGCAGTCATTAATTTAACCAGAAATACAATAATATATGCAGAAGGATCACAGGATACAGGGGTAAATTCCTGGAATCAAAATACCAGGGAGCTGACACTTTTAACAGATACAAGTAACCATCTTAACACTGATATATTACAGGTAATATATGATTCACCTGCTATATCGGTGATGCCTACAGAGGAATACTTTGACCCTGTAAACAAACAGAGAGTATCAATGCCTCAATCGCTTATTGATACAGACTTTGAGTACAGCGTACAATCTACTAAATGGGAAACTCTTTTTCAGCTCAATAATAGACCTACAGCTTTTTTTGAACCCATTAATCCAATTAACCCTGCTTTTATTTCTGCTATAAACGTAACTCAAAATTCTAGAATAGTAAACATTGTTCCAACAGATGCAGCTAGCTACAATTCTATTGTAGCAGGTATAAGTGCTGGTGGTATTTTATATGTACAAGATACTCTAGATAATAATGCTAATGGCTGGTTTCAATTATCTGCACATAGCATTAGATCTGACAATTCAAATCCGGTGCTTTCTTATGTAGGCAAAAGGCCTTTTGCTTCAACGACTAATATTCTCGATTCCAACCGAACACTAGTATTTGCTGGTGGGTTTTATGGTAATTCTTTTATACCTCTTTCCGGTGGATCAACTTTCTTAACCAAGGAATGGGAGTATCTGCAAATAATACAAACACCATCTTATTTACAACCTCTGGTGCACACGGTCTTTCTGTAGGAAATTTAATATATGTTACAGGTGTACAAGCTCAAAAAGCTTTAGCCCCTGTACCTAGTATGAATACATTTTATTACACCGATCCAGTTAATGGTGCTTTTACCGTTTCTCAAGTTGTAAATACGCAGCAATTTACTGTTAGTTCTCATGATACCGTTCCTGCAACAACATTTACATATTCGCCTACTGCAACGCTTTATGGTAGACCTGGAGGTTTTAGTATTCATAGACCTTATGATGGAGGGGTACAAATTACATGTGGCTCTTCACAGCCTAATGTATCTATAGCCAGACAAACAAGACGCTATTTTAGATATCAGTCTGGTAAAGGTATTCAATTTAGTACAGGTAGTATTCTCAAACCAGCAGCTAACATAGAGTCTATTATTGCTTCTACAACTACAGGTATAGCCACTATTACTGCTTATACTAAATTTCCTCATGGCTTTGTACCTGGCGGTCAGGTTATAGTTTCTGGATCTTCTGATTCTGCTTTTAATGGTACTTTCGATGTAACTGGAAGTACAGAGACTTCTATAACCTATCAATCTGTAGCTATTCCATCCAGCTTACAAGCACCTGGCTTTCCAATAGTTGTTTCCCCAGGCAATATCTACGGACTGCAAACTCGTTTAGGTATGTTTGATCAACAGAACGGAATGTTTTTTGAAAATGATGGCATTAACACATTTGTGGTTCGTAGAAACAGTACGAACCAGGTAACAGGTACAGTAAACACGGTCAATGGATCTAGTGTAATTACAGGAAATAGAACATTATTCTCACAACAACTTACCCCCGGTGACTTTGTTGTTATAAAAGGTCAAAGCTATAGGATTAGTTCTATAGAATCTGATACTAGAATGTTAATTATACCTGAATATGAAGGGGTAACTCAAGCAAATACAATTTTAAGTAAAACTATTGATTTAAGAATTCCGCAAAGTCAATGGAACATAGATAAATTGGACGGTACAGGACCAAGCGGCTATGCACTTGATGTTACAAGAATGCAAATGTTCTATATGGACTATTCCTGGTATGGTGCTGGGTTTATAAGATATGGTGTTCGCGGAAGCAACGGTAATGTAGTATATTGCCATAAAATTATCAATAACAACGTAAACACCGAGGCATACTTGAGATCCGGCAACTTACCTGCTAGATATGAGGAGAGTACATATTCACCAACAACTATTCTCACACAATCGCTAGCCACAATTGATACTGTTGCTAATGTTAAAAACGCATCTACATTTCCTCTTTCTGGTATTATTAAGATTACTACTCCAGGTATTATTTCTACCCCGGATAATAAGGTATTAGGAAGAGATTATAGACCAATAGAATATTTAAGATATAATGGTAGAACAGATACACAGCTTTTAAAGTTAAATAGAGCTATACCCGGTGGAATTAATTCACCTCAAACGTTTACATATTCTGATACCGCCCCGGTACCTGTTGAATTAATGGGAACTGTGACAGCATCTGCTTCAGCATTATGGCCTAGCGCCACTGCTTTATCCCATTGGGGTTCTAGCGTTATTATGGACGGCAGATTTGATAATGATCAAAACGTTTTCTTTTCTGCTGGCAATAATAATTTACTTTATATTCCTGGAGGAGGCGATACCAGTGAATACATTATTCTAGCAATTAGATTATCTCCATCAGTAGATAGCGGTAGAGTTGGATTTTTGGGTCAAAGAGAAATTATTAATAGGATGCAATTAAATTTGAGGAGTATGGATGTTTTGTCTACAGGTACATTTAGAATTAGTCTATATTTAAACTCCCGCGTAAGCAACCCTGGACTAAATGATAGTTTTGTATTTAGTAATATTGGCGGGTCTAGCTTAGCACAGCTTGCCCAGTCCCCGGCCTTGCCGGCCACCCCTGTGGATAATATTAGAAGAGACCATCCAAAAGTAGTAGGGGGCGAGAATGTATTTAGCTTCTTGTGTGATTCTGCATCTACTGGATTTACAAAGACTTTTGTTGATCTAGCTGGCGTAAGAGAGTTGGGTAATTCTATAATGGGTGGAGGATACAGTAATAATCTACCTCTTAGCGCTGCTCCAGTAGTTGGAATGTATCCAGACGGTCCAGATATTCTCTATATTACTGCAAGAAATTTAACCACAGGCGCCACCACTTCCCAGATAACAGCTAGAATTTCTTGGACGGAAGCCCAAGCATAACATATGCCTCTTACTACTGTAATACAGGGAATGCTTGCTGATAATTCCGTCACAACGCTATCTATATCTGCTGAAAATGTAAGGGAAACTGATATTGCATTAAGTGCTATCCGTGCCAAACATATTAAAGATTATGAAATTCAAACTATTCATCTTTCTAGTAATGTAGTTACAACTAGAAACATTGCTAATTCTGCCGTTACGACCAGGCATTACGCTCCAAGCTCGATACAAAACTCACATTTAAGTGCATTTTGTGTAGATACAGCAAATATCGCCACAAGCGCTGTAACCTATTCAAAATTAAATTTTGAAACTATTAATATACTATATGGTAGTAAAGTCTTTCACAATACAAATCCTAGTCTTACTTTAACAAGCTCTAATTATTTAACTGCACATGGTGCTATAATAGTTAATAAATGTACTTCCGAATCAAACATTACATTCGATGATAGCCTTCCATCTAATTTTCATTGCCGTATATTTAACATAGCCTTGGATAAATTGATACTCGGTGGTTCGATAACTAGGTATTTAAAATTTGATACAAGAAAATTATCTCCAAACCCTGGCGTTAATAATACATGTATTCTAACTGGTGGTTATTCAGACGGACTTACAACTCGGCAATGGCTACCTATGGTATATGTGTTTATTGCACAACAAAATACTAATCCCAGTGATATATCAGAATATATTTACGTAATACCCTCCTCTTAATACTTACAAAAGATTCCATTAGCATCATTATAGAACACACTCTTAAAATTTAATCGCCTAAGCATATCTGTACATCCTCTACACGGTCTACTTAAGTCTAGTTTATTGTTTCTATTAACACGTGTATTAATAATAGTCAAACCAGAGCAATCAGTTGCTCCTAATTTAATAACTGCATCCATCTCAGAATGAATTCCTATTTGATTTGACATTATCTCCCCCTTACGGTTTTTATAATCGTAGAGTAGATTTTTTGGATGCGTTTTATCTCTATTAAATCCTATTTTGACAATCTTCGAGCCATCTAAAATAAAACTAAAATGTCTACATCTATGTAGAGATGGGTGCTCATTTAATAGAGCGAAACTAATCTCTTTAACTTTATTAAAGATTTTCAAAGAAAATGAAACAATTTCAAAAGAACAACCGATGAACAAGCAGCTGCAATAAGGCTAGTAATAGTACGTAAGAGCTCGAGCTTATGATTATGCTGGTCAACCCAAATTTCCATATGATCCCTAAGGCGGCCCTCTTCCTTAAGCCTTTTAATTTCTTTTTTGCTAAGTTTTTTAATGGACATAAAAATATTATAACAGGTTGACTTAATTTGTCAAGCTAAATATCCTCTAATTCAAAATAATCAAACAAATCTAAATTATATTTGGATTTAAAATATAATCTGCTTTGTTTTATAGTATTATTATATGTCTTTTTATCACGCAAGTGCCTATTCTCTAATTCAATAAATTTATTTCTTAGTTTTTCTACTTTTTCAAAGTCTGATTTATTCATAGCCTTATCAACGTCTTTTAAAATTTTTTCGCCTTGCTCTATTATCCAGATATAATTCTGATTTAGAGTGTTTAACTGCTCTAACATTGTGTCTATATCGTTCATGGATATCTATATATCTTCTTACCCTTTCTTACTGTATAACTACGTATTTCTTGTCCTTTTCTTGAATCCCACAAAATTTCATCAAAATTTTTCTTAAATTTTTGACTAAAACAATTTCTAGGTTTTGATCCTTTACCAGCCATAATTCTATAATAATATAAATCTATTAAATTTCCATTAAAATTTACCGTAAATTAAATTATTTGAAAATTGTAAACCTACATCGTTACAAAATGGAAAATATAGATACCTATTATTACTACCAAATAAACAATAGGCATTGGTATAATCGTCCGATGATGTTATTGTATCATATAGTAAATCTTTAACTGAATTTTGAATAATAAATTGCTTAACTTGACTAGGAGTTGCATCTTGGTTTAACTGAAGATATAATGCACAAACACCGGCAACTTGCGGGCTAGCCATACTTGTTCCACCTAAGAGTGCTTGCTTATATGATGCATTTTGAAAGTATGTAGAACTGCTGGAACCATGGACATTTATATCGCTCATAGCACTTTTTATATAATCTCCCGGTGCATATATATCTACGCCTGGTCCCCCATTACTAGAGCTTGCTTTATATTCCTGAAGCCCTGCTCCAAAATCTAGCATTGTACTATTTACATTACCTACTTCTATTGCTCTTGTACTATACGGACTAGATCCTCTGTGATAATAAATTCTATTACCTCCTGATTTTTCAAAGTAATTGTTGTAATCTATACCCTGTTGTAAATCAATCTTATAAGAACTATTACCCGATGCAATACACACTGTTACTCCAGCATCAATTAATTCCTCTAAATCTACATCTACGGATTCAACTCTTACCGGGACTCTATTAAAAAGTATAATTCCATAGCTAGCAATAGGTGTTGTACCCGTCCAGTTTGTCCCTCTATAGTTTCCGCCTGTTAGGGAAGTATATGTACTCGAATACCCCCAACTCATATTAACAACGGTAGGTCTTTTTTTTCCGGTTCTTGAATCAACTGGTTTATTTAAATGCCAGCCCTTAATCACATCAAAGCAATTTACAATATCTATACCATTACCTACATCTCCGCTACCCTCAAGCCCTCCCACTTTAAGTACATATATTTGAGCATTTTTTGCCCAGCCATAATTTTTTCCAGCAACAATCCCAGTTACATGTGTCCCGTGACCATCGTAATCTCTATAAAAAAGTGAATCGCTGGCCTGGGTACCAGGTACCCCCGAAGCTGTATACCAGTTTATTTTGTTAACTCTACTATTACCTTTAGAATCTGTAAATTCTGGATGATCAATTTGCACACCAGAATCGTGAATAACTACATCAACCCCTTCCCCGTCCAGATGATAGGAATAAGCACAAAGCGTTGGCGATGTAGTGTCTGACGGATAGAGATTTATAGATTTAGACGATCTCAATAATCCCCAATTAATCTGGTTACCGGAAGAATAAGAGCTTTTTGAAAAATTCGAATTTTGTGTTATATTAAATCCTATAGCAATATCATCGCGCTGATCTGGAGGTATATCTACAGCTAAAACTCTTTCGTCGCTCTTTAGTATTTCTGCTTCTTGTTCCGTGAGAAAATAATGCGTGTTTCTCTGAGAAAGTGGCCGTTCATTAGCCACCTCAACCTCTCGGAAAGGTATATGGGCTATACTATTTTGTTCGACCATTTGATCATAAAACTCATCATAATTAACGTCTTTTTTTAACGTAACAATATATTCTTTCATGATATTATATTTGATAATATTTAAACCAGCGCACCTGTTGCATAAATTCTATTTCCATACTTGTAAATAGTTGCCGCGGTGTAGAGCTGCTTGGTGCCCTGAGAACCTGATAGTACCGTCCCGTAACCATAAAACACATTATTGACCGATGAAGTCAATGTAACGTTTTGTGTAGAATCATTTAAAACCATCATATTAAATCCTGCGGGCAATGATTGTTCAAAATTTATACGTGCTGGGCTGGTGTTTCTTGTATGTAAGATTTGATTTTGATAGGTATTATAATTTGTATTGTCTATTGTTAATGATATGCTGTCTGATGAAATAACATTAACTAATGTCCATGTTGCACTAATGGTGCAGAGAGTAGTATAAGCAGAGCTCCATTGATTGCTATTGCCCCCAGAAGCATATATTACTGCAGTAGAACTAATGGCACCTAATACTGTAATAGGATTAGGTGTAACTGTTGCAGCAGTTGAAGTATATATCTGCCCATTATTACAAACAACTGTCATTATTCTGCCATCTGAAGACATTGCCACACCATATAAATAATAATAGCCTGCACTATTTTTAAGCACCCAGGTTTTTCCGTAGTCTGTAGATATATAAGCACCAAAACCAGCACCAGCAATTTGTGTCTTACCGTCTGAGGACATTGCAACCGACCACCAGTAACCGTAAGCACCACTTACGTCTGTTGCTTGAATCCAGCTTTGACCATAATTGTAGGACATGTAGACCGACCCACCATACGCCACTGCAGTCATTATTCTTCCATCTGAAGACATGGCAATACCCTTCCAAGCTCTAGCATTTTCTCTGGCTATCCAGGTTCTTCCGTAGTCATACGATATATAAATAGCGGAGCCTGCACCATCATTATCTACACCTGCAGCAATAATCTTGCCATCAGAGGATGTGGCAACCGGGCCCCACAATCTGGTACTTTGTGTTGCTACCCATGTTTCACCATAATCATAAGAAATATTTATTTGACCGCTTCTCGTGGTTGTAATTATAATTCTACCATCCGAAGACATTGCTACACCGTTTGCTAATGAAGTAACTTTTGCTGTCCATGTATTTCCATAGTCATATGAAACACAAACATAATTGCTCCCCGCTACTGCCTGTATTCTACCATCCGAGGACATTGCTGCATCATTCCAGTCAACAACTGTTGGACCCTTTGCGGCCCATGTTATTCCGTAATCGTAAGATACATATATTCTATCATTATTACGAGCTGTTGCTGTCTGTATTCTACCATCAGAAGACATTGCAACACTACTCCAACTTCTAGTAGTACCCTGGCTTGGTACCCATATATCACCTTCAGTACCGGGTAATACTTGCCAACTGTTCTCTCTTACACTTACTCTGCCCAAATATGCTCCACCTTCATTTTGACCAACAAGCAGGCCTCCGGCTGAGAATTGACCTGGAGAGGCTCCGGAAAGGGCAGATAGCGCAGTTAAAGTAGATACCTCACTACAGACTACCATGGTACCACGCACATTCAATGCATTTCTATTAGCAGATAAATCTGGTGTTACAGAATTTATTGTAACTTCACCAGTGCTCAGTATCACAACACGATTACTATTTGCTGTTGAATTTATCCAATTTTTCCCATCATAATACTCAATACCGCTTAATGTGGTGTTGTAAATCAAATCACCATTTAGAGGGACTAAAATGTCCGTATCTCTTGATGTTGTCGAAACATTATACAACCTTAAAGGTGATCTAAGCACCACAACCCGCTGCAATGCTGCGAGTGTTAGATTACTATTCGAAGATAATGTTGGTGTACCAGCTCCATTTATATTCACTGAATTTGAAATTATATTACCCCCAACACTTAGAGAATTTGTTATGGAAGCTGATTTAAGTATTAAATCATTTGTTGAAAGATAGTTTTGAACTGTTACTAAATTTACTCCTCCTGTATTCCAAGCACCGCTAAATGCAGATACCGTTGTATATACGGAAGACCATCCACCACTATTAGTATAAACAGTACTTTCTACTGATTCCCATCCACCACTATTAGCATTGGTCGTTGAATATACGGAAGACCATCCACCACTATTAGCATTGGTCGTTGAATATACGGAAGACCATTTACCACTATTAGTATAAACAGTACTTTCTACTGATTCCCATCCACCACTATTAGCATAAACAGTACTTTCTACTGATTCCCATCCACCACTATTAGCATAAACAGTACTTTCTACTGATTCCCATCCACCACTATT